CGAGCACCGCAGACGGGAACGGTTCAATCTCGCTGAACGCGACCGGCTGCCAGCCGAGCGGGTGCCATGCAACCGTCGCGGCTTCGATGCCTGAGCAGACTGAAAGGTAGCGGAGGCTCACATCCGGTCCCTCCACCACAACCCGACGAGCAGGAACAGCAGCGCGAGGCCGGCCACGAGGCCAGCCCACAGCACCGCCGAGAGCAGCAGCTCAGAGAGCTGGCCGAGGTCAGCGATGCTCACGGGCCACCTCCTCCAGCGCCTTTGCGACCGACTCGCGCGCGTAGCCGACCGAGAGCAGGATGCCGCCGAGGGAGCGCACGACATCCGTCGGCGTCGCAAACTCGTCGAGCTCCACCTCGAGCGCGGCGGCGTCGGTGAAGCCCTTGATGACGATGATGGTGTTTCGCATACAGGTCGCGGCTGTCTGGTCGGGGCCGCGCTCCGGGGAGGTTCTTGCCAGACTCAAGGTGAAGGTCAGGCCGCGCGCTTCTTAAGCTTCTCGTTCAGATCGTGCAGCGCCCGCAGGTGCAGGAACGCCGGCCAGGCGTCGTCGTCCAGGCTCGGGTAGTAGTGATGCCCGAAGTCGCCGTTCTCCTTGCTGAACCGCAGCAGGTGGTACCCGCCGTCGATCCGGTTGCCGGTCGTCTCCTCGTAGGCCTTGGCGTAGGCCGCCAACTGGCACAGGTACTCCGGCCAGACCCCGTTCGAGGTCTTGAAGTCGCCGAGCACCAGCTTCCCGTCGAGGCGGCCGATGAAGTCGAGCGTGCCGCCATACCTGTGCGCCTCGGAGATCACCTTGACCTCGCAGTCCACGATCTCGAGCTGCGTGCCCTTGACCCAGAACTCGAAGGCCGAGTAGGCCGACGCCGCGCCGGCGCGGAAGGTGTCCCGGTTCACGACCGTCGCCGCCTCGATGCTCGACTCCAGCACCTCCGTCGGATTGCCGCCCTTGACCCACGCCTCGCACATGGCGTGGACGCAGGTGCCGATGGCGAGGATGTCGCTGCCCTCATAGAGGCCGCCCGGCGCGTCCTTGCCTTGGCCCTCCAAGACGCCGTGCTCGCGGCCCTGCTTGTACGCCCAGTTGATGAGCGCGCCGGGGTCTTTGATCTTGAGGATGGTGGTCACCGACGGGATTTTCTTCCCGTCGGCTGCCTTGTACCCTTGACGTGGCGTCGGCATGATCAGAACGCCAGGTCGGAGTCAACGAACGACTCGTCTGACGCCGACGCCGCAGCCGCCGCCGCGGACGGCTTCGCCGCAGGCTTCGGCGCGTCCACGATGCGACCGGCGATCTTGTCCTGCATCCAGGTCGGCAGCTTGTCGAAGATGTCCGGGTCGGACTCGTCGGTGCTGTAGACCAGCGCCTCGCCCTCGAGCTTCGGCGCCGGGATCGCCTTCGGCAGCGGCATGATGGACGTCAGGTTCGCGTAGGTGCGGTCGCCCTTGACGCTGTGCGTGACGTTGATGAAGGCCGGCTTGCCGGCGATCTTGCCCAAGTCGAACTTCTTGAGCTCCTCCGGCGTGAACGCCTTCCCGCGCCACGAGGTCAGCAGCGCGTAGAGCGTGGACTTCTCGTTGAGCGAGAGGCCGACCGTGCGCGAGATGACCGCCGGCAGGCTCTCCGTCTTGCCGTCGCGCGTGATCTCCACGCGGATCTCCGGGATCTGGAACCGCAGCACCACGGTGCGCTTCGGCGCGAACTGGCCGCCGGGCGACGGCTGGACGCCGAGGTCCACCACCATGTCGCAGACCGCCGCATACGCCCCGGCCTCGATGGGCTTGCGGGGCTCGAAGTTGCCGCCCTGGGCGGCGCTCACATAAAGACTCATCGCTTTTCTCCTTCTTGGGATTGGGAATCAACTCTTCGGATCTCGACCACGCCGTCGTGGCCGTTGGAAAGCATGATGCCGCTGAACCGCAGCGCGTGGGCGAGCTCGCCCACCGACAGCCCCACGAGCCGCGCAGGCGTCGGCTCCGTGAACCGCTCCGGGCCGATGGCCGCGCGGTCGATGCCGAGCACCACGCACAGGTTGTCGATGAGGCAGCAGGCCGGGTCGTGCAGGCGGCTCATTCCGGCACCCTCCAGCGGCGCACGACGCGCGCGCGCCACTCGGGCTCGGGAAGGCGCTGCTCGCGCTCGCGCTTCCACTCGAGCCACGACTCGATGGCGGCGGCGATGAGCGCGGCCACGGCGATGGCGGCGAAGATGGCGACGGTGAGGATGAGCCAGTCGAAGGCGGAGGCGCTCATGCGGCCACCTTGCCGGTGGCGAGAGTCTTGGCGTAGGCGATTGCGTCGGCGCGGCGCGCGCGGTCGAAGTAGCGCACCTCGATGATGGCGTCGGCGTCGAGGTCGCGGAAGATGACGCGGTAGCTGCCGTAGAACTTGCCATCGAGAACCATCTCGACCTCGGCAGAGACCATCGTCTCGTGGTTGACTTCAAGGTGTTCCATGTTCGTCTCCTTCTATCGCTTCCGGTCGGCAACATCGCCGCCCGTGGAATGAATACTGGCACAGCCGAAAACGGATTACAACCCCCCGGTGTAAAATATTTTCATCCCCCCTTCCGCGCCCTATACCGATGGTTGTACCATGTCAACATGAGCAGGAAAGTCACGCCGCAGCACGCGGCCATCATCTACGCCGTGGACAAAGCCGGGGGCCAGTCGGCGCTCGCCAGAGTCCTGCGGATCAGGCCACAGGCCGTTCAGAAGTGGTGCGCGCGCGGCAGCATCCCGGCGCTGCGGGTGCTTGCGGTAGAGGCCGCGACTGGCGTATCTAGGAAGGCCCTGCGGCCGGATCTCTACCCATGACCAAACCAGACCTCACCGCCGTCGTGCCCGTCGAGCGCGTCCTCGAGCTCGCCAAGCGCGTCCCCGTCTTCCCCTGCCGCCGTGCTGACGAACGCGACGCCGACGGCCGCACCCTGCGCGCCAAGGCGCCGCTCACCAAGGCCGGGTTCAAGGACGCCACCCAGGACGAGGCGCAGATCCGGCGCTGGTGGAGCGAGCGCCCAGACGCCCTCGTCGGTGTCCCGACCGGCTCCACCACGCGCATCGTGGCCGTGGACTACGACCACAAGTCAGCCGGACAGGCCGCGCAAGACTGGATCGCCGAGCACCAGGACGTGCTCATCGCCACCCGGGTGCACCAGACCGGCGGCGGCTCAGGCGGCCGGCACTACCTCTTCAGCCTGCCGCCAGGCGTCAAGATCAGGGGCGGCGTCTCCGTCACTCTCGGCAAGGTGCGCCGGGACGGGCTCGACATCCGCGCCGAGGGCGGCTACATCATCTGGTGGCCGCTGCACTACGGCCAGAGCGGCCCCGTCGGCGACCTGCAGCCGCTGCCCGCCGGGCTCATCGACGAGCGCCGCATGGACCTCGAGTTGCCCGCCGAGGTCGCCAAGAGGCTGCCGCCGAAGCCCGGCACCAGCCAAGACTTTCAGCGCGACCTGCCGCGGCTCACCGAGGCGCTCGCCTACATCGACCCGGCCGGCTACGACGCTTGGCTGATGGTCGGCATGGCCCTGCACCACGCCTCGGGCGGCGCAGACGACGGCCTCGAGCTCTGGGACTCGTGGAGCTGCGGCGGCATCACCGGGGAACTCCCGGCCTCCTACGCCGGCCGCGCCGACATCGAGTACCGCTGGCAGTCGTTCCACCTCGACCGCAGCGGCGGCGTCACCCTCGGCAGCGTGTTCAACGCCGCCAAGGCGGGCGGCTGGACTCCCATCCCCGAGGCCGTGCGCATCGGCCCGCCGCCGCGCGAGGAGCCGACGCCCGACTACAGCGACGTGCCAGAGGCCAGAGGCATGCCCCGCAGCCACGAGCCCGACGCGACGATGCTGACGCCCGGCGTCAGCGGTGCAACGCCCGGCCTGCGCGTCGAGTTGCGCCACGTGGCCGACATCGTGGAGGAGAACCGCGAGCCGGAGTGGCTCCTCCACCATGTCATCGAGGCTAAGGTCGTGGCGGTGCTCGCCGGGCCGCGCGCGAGCTTCAAGAGCTTCATCGCCCTCGACTGGGCGATGCGGATCGCCGCCGCAGGCAACCCGGTGACGCTGCTCTCGGGCGAAGGCGGCGGCCTCGGCAGGCGCATCAAGGCGTGGATGCAGACCTTCGGCGGCGGCCAGAACCTGCGCAGCCTGCCCATCACCGCCCTCGAGCGCCCGCTCAACCTCAACCGCGAGGAGGAGATGGCGCTCCTGGTCGGGGCCATCGACAAGACAGGCGCGCCACCCAGCCTCGTCGTCATCGACACGCTCTCCAAGTTCAGCGCCGGCATGGACGAGAACAGCAACCAGGAGGTCGCCGCCTACCTCGCCGCCGTGTCCCGCTACATCCGTGAGCGATACGACGCCTCCGTGTTGCTCGTCGCACACTCCGGCCACGGCGACGCCGACCGCCCGCGCGGCGCCTCGGCGCTCATGGCGAACCCGGACAGCGAGTTCATCGTCAAGCGTGCCGCGCAGCCCAACACCCACGTCGAGGTCACCAGGCAGCGCTTCAAGGACACCGGGGAGCTCCCTAACCTCGCCTACGAGGCCGAGGTCATCGACCTGGGCGCGGCCGACCGGTACGGCGAGCGGCTGACCAGCCTCGTCATGCGCCAGAGCGTGGCGCAGGGGGAAAAGCCCATCACGGCACAGGCACCCCAAGGCAAGGCGCAGCGGACCATCCTGCTCGCCCTCCGGGAGCGCCAGAAGAGGTCCGAGGCGACCCTTGTCTGGACCATCGAGGAGATGCGGCAGATCGGCAGGGAGTGCGGCATCAGCCGGCAGTCTGTCCACGATGCGGTCGAAAAGCTGGTCATGTCGCCCTTCCTGACGGCCACGATGGGCGGCTCGAGGCTCGCAAATGAGTGATGTCCGAAAATGTCCGAAAGCGTCAAATTCGGACAGTTTCGGACGGTCAAGATGTCCGAAAATGTCCGAATGTCTTTAGCATTCGGACATTCGGACATGACTTCGGACATTGGACCGGACACGGAGGAAACATGAAGCACAAGGCAAAACCATTGCGTCGTGTTGCGCTGTCGCAACAAGTTGCAGAGACACCACTAGCCAAGAGGATGCTGTCCGAAATGGGGCCGGAAGGCTTCTCGGTGGTCAAGACCATGCAGGCCCTCTTTGGCGCCAAGCTCGTCCACTACCAGGACACCGCCGGCCAAGTCGGCACCGACCCGAGGTGGCCGCTGTGAGCCAGGGCAGGTTTGGGTTCCGTCACACCGGGCCGCTTGAGTGGACCGAGGACGACAGGTGGCAACTCCAGTCCAAGTGCGGCCGGTTCGCCATCCGGTCGCAGACCGTCGGCGACAAGACCGAGCATGTGCTCTGGCGGCGTGGGCCGGACGGCAGGATCATCCCGAAGTGGCTCGGGGTGTCCAAGACCGTCGAGGAGGCCAAGCAGCTCGCCGAGGATGCCAAGTTCGACCCGGCTCCGTCCTGGCATGGCCCGCGGTAAGCTCTGCCCGGTCTGCGGGGTTGAGAACACAGGCGGATGGCCTCACCGATGGCACCGACTGCATCGCAAGGCTAACCTCACCGTCGAGCAGATAGCAGAGTTCTCGAGACAGGCACGAGAAGCCAACCGTCTCGTCCGGGTGGTCGCAGAGGCGGTCGATGACGCGCGCGAGCCTGACTCATGGAGCCCAGGAGAGGAACGCGCGGCTTACCATCGGGCGTACTATGCCCGGAACCTCGAGCGGCGCAGGATGCAGGCCAGAGAGTCCAAGCGGCGGCGCGCCTTGCAGCGTAAACTGCGGCCCTTGATTGACGACCTATGCCATGCGGTAGACTTGGGCCGAGAGTCTGCGAGGTGGTGATGGGCATCAGACAACGACAACGCGGCGCTGAGACCGAGCGAGAGGTCTGCGACAAGATTAGCCAGGCGACCGGATGGGTCGTGAAGCGCGAGCTTGGCCAAGCCAGAGACGGCGGCTGCGACATCCGGCTCGGCCGGTTCGTCATCGAGGTCAAGCGCCGAAAGTCCATCGCGGTCTACGACTGGATCGACCAGGCGAAGGCGGCGTGCGCGCCCTACGAGATCCCGGTGGTGATCTGCCGCGGCGACAAGCGGGAGTTCCTCGTGGTGCAGCCTCTGGACGATTGGCTCAAGATGGCGAAGTTCGAGCTGCCGGAGCGCTGATGCGCTGCCCGAAGTGCGCCAAGCCGAGTGAGGTTGTGAAGGTCTACCAGCTGACTTCCGAGGCTCGTCGCCGGCGCGAGTGTCTGACTTGCGGCTTCCGGTTCACGACCTCTGAACGGGTTTGGCGCCGGGTCTATGCCGAGGAGGTGCGCAACAAGCCGCTGCCTCGAGCGAGGCGGCAGGAGCCTAAAGAGCCTCGACGGCGATGGTCTAACTTTGATGTGGTGGCGGTGGACAACTACGAGATGGACTACGAGGACGTGAGCACCTACGTGCATGTGAGCGATTGATGGTCGGAACACCAGTCAAGCGGGCAAGGCGGGAGAAGGCGCTGGCGGTCATGGAGTCGCCGGCATTCTGGGACCAGCTCTGGATTCACCTCGCCGAAGGCAACAGCCTGTCTTCGTTCGTGAAGGGCAGCGAGATCCCTTATCAGCTCTTGTGGGAAACCATCCAGGCCGACCCTGCGCGGCACGAGAAGTTTGAGCTGGTGCGCACCGCGCGAGCGTTGGCGAACGCTGAACGCATCGAGCGTCTGGCCGAGCAGGTCGAGGAAGAACGCATCGACCCGAATGCGGCGAAGGTGGCGATGGGTGCGCGTCAATGGCTGGCCGAGCGGATGGACCCGAAGCGATGGGGCAACAAGATCCAGAGCGACGTGCGCATCACCGACACGACCGCTTTGCACCTTGCTGCGGTGCGCGACCTGATGCGGACGGTGAGCGTGCAGGAGCCCGAAAAGCTTACGCATGACGCACCGACCTCGAAGGTCCCGCGCGCGCGTTCTTAAGGCCGACCTGTGGATAACTCTGTGGACAACCTGTGGATAACTCCGCTCCTGGCGATCTGCACCGCGCGCGCTCAAGGTGTAACATCGGGGCCGCAGCGCGAATGCGTCTAGAATCAGGCACTTGCGTGCGTAGTTCGCATAATGCCCATTATGTAAAATCGGGGGCTTTTTGACCGCCCTGCGGACAATCCCCCCCTCTTCGACGGCGGGGTGCGCGTAAGTGCTTGATTCCCCTAGCGGCAGCGCGCCGGGCGATTCCGGCCGCCCGCGAGACCCCCCCGGCGGGTGGCCCCCGGCGGGGGGTCGGCGTTTGCGTAACCCCACACGGGCCGGAATGAAAAAATGCAGAACCCATACTTCGACTTCGTGAAACGCTACCACGCGGCCCCTGTGGCCTTCGTGGAGGAGGTGCTAGGCGTCACCCCCGACCCGTGGCAGCGCACGCTCCTGGGCCTTCTGGCTGCCGGAGAGCGCAAGATCAGCGTCCGCTCCGGCCACGGCACGGGCAAGTCCACGGTCGCCTCGTGGGCGATGCTCTGGTACATGCTCACGCGCGTGCCGGTCAAGGTCGTGGTCACGGCCCCGACGGCCTCGCAGTTGTTCGACGCCCTCTTCGGCGAGTGTCGCCGCTGGGCCAAGCTTCTGCCGCCGGCGGTGGGGGAGCTGCTCGAGATCAAGTCCGACCGCATCGAGCTGAAGGCGAGTCCTGAGGAGGCCTTCATCTCGGCCCGCACCAGCCGCGCGGAGCAGCCGGATGCGTTGCAGGGCATCCACGCCGAGTTCGTGCTGCTGGTGGTGGACGAGGCGCCTGGCGTGAGCGAGGCGGTGTTCGAGTCAGCGGGTGGGTCGATGTCGGGCCACAGCGCGACGACGCTGCTGCTTGGGAACCCCACCCGGACGCAGGGGTACTTCTACGACACCTTCCACCGGCTGTCTGGCGAGTGGAAGAACCTGCATGTGAGTTGCCTCGACTCGCCGCGCGTGTCGCCCGAGTACGTGGCGGAGATGGCGAGCCGGTACGGGGAGGGCAGCAACGCCTACCGGGTGCGCGTGCTGGGCGAGTTCCCGGTGGCGGACGATGACACGCTGATCGGGCTCGAGCTCGCGCAGTCGGCGGTGGACCGGGATGTGGTGCAGAACCCTGGCGCGCCGGTGCTGTGGGGCCTCGACGTGGCGCGCTTCGGCGCGGACTCCTCGGCCTTGTGCAAGCGCCAGGCGAATGTGGTGCTGGCGCCGGTCAAGACGTGGAAGGGGCTGGACCTGATGTCGCTGACGGGTGCGGTGATGCACGAGTGGGAGTGCACCGACCACCGGGACCGCCCGGTCGAGATATTGGTGGACAGCATCGGGCTTGGCGCGGGCGTGGTGGACCGGCTGCGGGAGTTGAAGCTGCCGGCGCGTGGGATCAATGTCGGCGAGTCGCCGGCCTTTAAGGGGCAGTACGCGAACCTGCGTGCGGAGCTGTGGGGCAAGGCGAAGGCGTGGCTGGAGGCGAAGAACTGCAAGCTGCCGCGGGACGAGCGGCTGGTGAATGAGCTATCCTCGCCGCGCTATTCGTTCATGTCGAACGGCAAGCTGCGCCTTGAGGGCAAGGACGACATGAAGCGCCGTGGCCTTGCGTCGCCGGACGTTGCGGATGCCTTCGTGCTGACCTTCGCGTCGGAGGCGGCGACGGGTGGCGGTGCGTATGCGCCGGCGTGGCAGAAGACGGTGAAGCGGCAGATCCGGGGGGTCGTATGAACTGGCGTGATTTCTTTCTGGTGGACCCGTACTCGGGCGCGAAGTTGGTCGAGCATGACCTGCAGGGCTGGGGGTCGGACGACCCGATGTTCGAGCAGGTCTTGGGGGCGGTGCGCCCCTCGACCATCATCGAGGTGGGCTCGTGGAAGGGGCGCTCGGCGGCGAACATGATGGCGATCTGCAAGCGGCTCGGGCTCGACGCGCGGTTGCTGTGTATCGACACCTGGCTCGGGTCGCACGAGAACTACGCGCGGCACGATGGGGACAATCGGTGGCTGCATGAGGCGCTGCGGCTTGAGGCGGGGTATCCGCGGCTGCACGAGTTGTTCCTGTCGAACATGATGCACCTCGGCCTGACGGAGCGCGTGACCCCCCTCCCCCTGCCGGCGACGATTGCGGCGCGGGTGGTGGCTGAAAAAAATGTCGTGGCGGACGTGATCTACATCGACGGCTCGCACGACTATGAGGATTGCAAGGCTGACCTTGCGAATTACTGGCCGCTGTTGCGGCAGGGTGGGATTCTGTTCGGGGACGACTACCAGGCGTGGCCCGGCGTGACGCGCGCGGTGGATGAGTTCTGCGATGCGCACGGGCTGCATCGCGTGGCGGTGCGCCGCTCGGGCAAGTTCGCCTTCGGCAAGGGGCGCGGGGTGGAGGGCATCGAGTGAAGTACTACTGCATCACGCTCTCCGAGACCCCGGAGCGCACCGAGCACGCCCGCGCGCAGGCCGCGAAGGCCGGCATCGAGTTGGATTTCATCTACGGCATCTTCGGGAAGTCGATGCAGGTGA